AACAAAGCCATATATATACTACATGGTACTTAAATCTCAACTTGATGAGTTAATAGAAACCTTAACTGATTATACTACATATCTAAAGCAGTTTGGGTATGACAAAGATACTATATTCTGTGCCTATGCAGTAGTTGCTATGCACCTAACTGGTGAAAAAAGCACTAAGAATATTGGTAGATCTATTATGAAAAAGGTTAAAAGTATTAATGTTGTACAGAGTACAAATCATACAGTTCATTAGCATATTCTAAAGCATCTAAATCATAGTATTCCCAAAATCTATGTTCTGGTTTATACTTACCCCATGTCAGTTCCGAATGATGTTCAAAACATAAAGGTACTACAAGCTGATTAGATCTTTTAAATTGAACCTGAGAACCTCGTAAGTGATGGACATTCATTGGTGTATTTGATGTACAACCTGGTATGCAACATCCATGTTCGATTATTTTTAAAAAAAATTTTTTTTCTTTAGATGTATATTTGCCCATCCCAAGAACCATCCTTCCTTAATAACATTGGTATTAAGTATGGTACACCATTTATGATGCAACCACAAGATAGTATTGGTTTCGCTACATTAATTTTCATATAAGCCATAGCTAAAGATGTTTTATTTACTAAACAACCCACAGACATACCCCAGTTCAAATGAAAGTCATTACCTACATACTCTATATTTGACTGCGTGTGATAATGTCCTTGACATACCGAAGCAGACATAAGTTGTACTGACTTTACAATATTCTTAGATACCTGGTGTGCAAAGTATATTCTACCGAGTTGATTATTCTCCCAATGATACTCTTTCCATTTCCACCGAGATGATACATCAAGTATCTCATTGTAGTCTTTTAAAAAGAACTTAGACATTCCCTTTGCCATAGCTCTACGCAGTACCATAGATCCATGATTAGATTCTAGTAACAGCATATCTGGATACATCTTTTCCAGTTTCTTCATCCAGAACTTACCGACTTCTAGTTCATCAGCAGCAGAAGGCAGATCTGGATTGATAACATGACTAACATTAATAGAGTGCCAATCCATCTCATCCCCTATGTTTATAACTTTATCCCAAGAATACCTAGTTTTTAGTTTGTTTAGGAAAGAAAAGCTATCAGGGTGATGATATGGTATATGTAGGTCAGAAATCACTAAAATTTTGTCCATATTTCCTGTTTTAAGGACTGTAGGACTATGTTTTAATTTTTTCGTGTATGATCTACTTCTCTTTTTTAAACTTGTCTGCGATCTTTTCACCTGATCTACCAATAGTATATCCTCCGATACCTACTAAGATAATATTTAGTAGAGAGTTTTGTACAGATTCTGGAATATTAGGTGCAGTATAACCGAACCAATGGGCAACCATCAAACCAGCAAAGACCAACATCATAATAGGTCGCCAGTTTCTTTGTAGAAAACCACCTTGTGCTTCTGTTTGTATAATTTTAGCAGCTCCTTCAAGCTCTGCAAGTTCACCAGATATAATCTTTTCTTGAACTTTTGCTTTGAGTTTGTCTGCTTCTCCTTTGTTATCAACAACCTTATCTATGGTTTTGAATACAGCTCCTGCTACAGGACCAAGTAAATTAAGCAACATCTATCTCCCTCATAGCTAATGCTAATGCCGAAGCTCTATTTGGTGTTTGACGATACCAAAGAGAATCAATCATTTCGTCAGAAGCATCAGTATATCTACCATCACTAAGTGCAGATAACATACCTTTGAATTTAGATACACCACCTTCACCCATCTGATAGACCATTTCTATTATTATTTCTTTTGCATTTGTATCTATATCAATGTCACCTAGTACACGATCTGCACCTTCACAAGCAGTTTGGAAATCTTTTTCAAATAGTTTATTCCAACCTTCTTCAGTAGTGGGGATCTCTTCTCCAGGTATTATTTTATGACCATAGCCACCAGTATCGAAACCTTCCGAACACTTATAGACATCAACTCTATAGCCTTCGTGTTTCTTTATTCGTTCTTTTAGTTCCTCAAATGGCATCTACTTGTTTTTGTGTACAGAATCCTGATACATACAAATCTTTGTTTTCTCTGATACTGTATCTAAAGTTATCCACATGTGCAAGGCATTGTTGTACATTTTCAAACTCAACTTCTAAGGGTTCTACTACACAAGTGTTTTCAAGGGATGTTGTTAGTGATTGAACACAGAATATAATAACTACAAAAAACTTCATTTTATCTGGGTTATTATTAGTGCTAATAGGTTTGAGAATACAAGAAAACCTACAGACCACATGACTTTCTTAATCATACCCAGATCTTGCTCTATATGTTTGAGGTGATTAGATTTGATAATCTCGATATCCTTCTTTATTAACAGGATATCTTTTTCTAATTTATTTATTTTCTCCGACTGACTTGGCATTATCCATACTCTCTATTTTTTGTGATAGATTCAGATTCTTAAATTTATTAAGTTCTGTTGTTAGGTGCATATTCATTTCTTCTTCTTCAGTTAGTCTTAATATCTTTTTTGTTAGGTAAGTAATAAATATCTCTTGCTCATCAATTACCTTCTGTAATTTTGTTGTTTGCCTTTTGTTGGCTCTGGCTTCTTTACGCCATTTATTAACTTCTTTCTCATGTTCAGTCATTACTTTACTTTACTCATTGATCTAATAAATTCAACACCTTCTATAGTTTCTATCTGTGCTTCTACTCGTACACATTCTATTCTTGCTGTATCAGATTGCATATTCCGTGTCATAATTCTTTTCTTTTCAAGACAATCTTTTACACCATCAGTAACAGTATGTTCTATCATAGTGCCACCAGAGAATAATAATAATGCTATAATTACTTTAGTTACCATTGTTTCTTACTTTATCTTTTAGTGCTTCTATATCTTTCAATGCTTTTTCCATATCAGTTTGTAATCTTGTTATATTAACTTTGTTGTGGCTCATATCTTCTAAGTCATCAGATATATCTTCTACTTGTTCTGATACAAATTCTAATAACATATACTGTTCCTGATCTACAGGAGTTTGGTCAGCAGCTTTTACAAGGTCAGCTTCAAATAGTGTTTGCCTGGTTTCGATAGTATTTAGTCTTTCTAAAATACCGAAATATGCCCATACAGCAGTTGCTACTGCACCTAATAAACCTAAAAGATTCTTTATAGGTAAGCCTATTTCTGTCTTTTCAGATAGACTAGGCATTACCTACATACACATTCGCCATTACAATATTCA